AGATAATAGACTGAGTGATGTTGTATATTCTCTGTTTTGCGTCAATAAAACCATACTTTTCGGTTAGATCAATCAATTGACCAACGTCATACACCTCATATTCATTGCTAGTGCTTATCATTAGTAGCATCCTCGTGTTTACGATTTAATGACTTATCAACTTCCATTACATACAATACATAGATAGATATTCCGACAATCACTAATACTGCAGTAAAAAATAACGCATCAATTACATTCATGACAACCTTTCCTCTTCTAGCTTCATTTGCTCTTTCATTGACTCAAGCATCTCCCGGTAATCTGCCGCATAGAGCTTTTTTAGCTTGCGCTTGTCCCGGTGCATGTTTTCAACAAACTCTTTACCGTAATAATCAATCATCCACAGAGTGTACTGACCCTCAGCACTGCCTCTCGACATTCCAAAAATGTTGCAGCCAACACATTGAGGATGTACGTTTTCTTCCTCCAAAGCCCAGTAAGACGAGCTTCCTTTTGCTATGTAATGCCCACCCTGGGCTTCTTTCCAGTGCAGATAGGCGTTGCACGACACGCAATTGACCATTCCTTCATCATTTGCTGCCTTCATTCTTACCAATCGCTGTATAGCCTCTAGGCACTGCGCCCTTAGTGTCTTCTTAGCCATTCTTGCTCGCCTTTTCAGGGTAATCTAGCATAGATGGAAACTGCTCGTTTACTTGACCATTTGTTAAATCAATTAACTTTCTGTTTATAATATCATAAATTTTGCTAACTTTATCTTTTGGGCACTTTCTTGTCGAGTCACCAGTACCTGGCGCAACCGCTTCTTGCACTGTAAGCCACATTTTAGATACCAGATCTTTGTTCCACTCCACCTCGATATCGCTTTTAAACATTGGAGAGCTGATGTAGCACGACATACCAATCCTGTTAAGACCTTCTGCTACATGGCCAAAGTATTTCCACATTGCTGCGTTTTGGTTGTTTGTCCTTTTCTTTCCTGTAACCCAGGTGTAAGTGACCCAACCGCTCGATGCGTGGAGCTCTGCCACTCGAGACATAAACGTGCCAAGCGACTTGTCGCTATTAACCGTAACCTGTTCACCCATTATAATTTAACCTTTAGCCATTTATTTGAAAGTATCTCAGATTTGCTTTCACACCTGTTGATCTGCAGCGCTCTATTTTTATCAGTTGTGTTAGCTTGTTTTGGCTTAGCAAACGCCCTTTCTTGCGGTGTCCTTAACGTAAATCGGGTAACCACCCACTCAGATCCATCTTTTTTATCAATGTTTTCATCTCTTAACCTGGTCCTCAAAGACTCTTGCTTGATTCCTGTTGCAGCGGATATACATTTGTAGCTGTAGCGGTTGCCGCTGACAAAACCAAGATAACTCTCTCCAACATATTTAAACCAATGCCTTTTGCGATCATTGTAGGCATTTTTTTTCGGTTGATAATAAAAATGCTCTTTCATAATGCCCAACTCCGATCTTGCGCGTCAGTTAAAATGTCGCGGCCTCTAATAGACGAACCTGTATCTGCTAAATCTTTCTGCGCCTTTAACTTGTCGCCACGCTCCCACGTTCTAACGCAAGCCTGCCAGTCACTCACAGCAACTCCCCTGTTAGTTTTCCAACCTCTGGTAGAGTAGTAATCAACAAAATGCTCACCATCGATACCATTTGCCCTATCGTTACAATACTGCTGAACTTCTTCAGCCGTGGGCCGCTTACCCACCACTGTAGTATTATTTGTATTATTAGGTTGTAATATTAACCTAGAACTTTCGTTCGGGGGGGTATGGAAGTTTTCTTCTATAGGGTCATGAACATTTGTTCTAGGGGTACTGAACATTTCTTCACCACCTACCGAAGCAGGCACACACCGAATATACCGCCTCTCAACCTGCTTGGTCCCATCACGGTACTTTAGTTGCGTCTGTATGTAACCGCAGTCGGTAAGCTGCTTAATCCACTTGGTTATTGACCTGGTTGAGCAATCATACTGGTCGGCAAAGTATTCGTTAAAGGCCCAGCAGTAACCTTTTTCGTTGCACAAAGCTGTAATCTCGCCGTAAAGCAGCCTTGCCATCGGGGTTACCCTTTTATCGTACCTAACGCTTGCAGGAATGATTGCGTAGTAAGACTTTTTATTTTCCATATTTTTCACCATACAAAATAAATTCGCTTAAAGGAACCTGTAAGCCTTTACTAATCTTTATCAAAGTCTTAACGCTAGGGTTGCTTTTGCTGCCTTTGAGGAACGACAATTGCTGTGGCAACATGCCGCATAAACCAGCAATCTCCGCATTGTTTAAGTTATGAATCCCACCTGCCACTCTTAGGGCTTGCTTTAAGTTAAATTCCACTGTATTTCCTTGTTGTTTAAGTGATTAAACACTATACCTGCCCTAAACACATAGGGCAACTATATAAATGTAGATAACGATTTAAATTAGATGTTGCGCATATGGAAATTATCGCGTACAGTTCAATAACTAACTGAAACCGAGGAATCAAAATGCACAACTTTACCGTGTCTGACCTAATGGACTTCAACACATTTTATGCTCGCATGGGTGAGCTAGACTTTTACGAAAACTCCCCAGCTAAAGACAATATGCCGGATAGCTACTATTTGGCGTATGGGGCTTTGTATTCTGAATCTGAAAGGCAATCACACTTAACTGAAATCGAGGAACTATAATGAGCAAAAATAAAGATTGGATCTCTGTTCAGGCAGCATTGAAGGCGCCGTTTAACCCAAGGGCTTTGAGCTGGAGAAAGCAGGGCGGAATTGATTTGGCATACCTTAACGCAAGAGATGTTATGAAGCGTCTTGATGACGTTGTAGGTATAGAGAACTGGCAGGACCGTTACGAGGAATGCAGTGGCAGGGTAATCTGTTACATTTCTATTCGCGTGGAGGGTGAGTGGGTAACCAAAGCTGATGGCTCAGGGGATACTAAAATTGAGGGCGACAAGGGAGGCATATCTGGAGCGTTTAAAAGGTCTGCGGTCCGGTGGGGAATTGGCCGCTACTTGTACTACTTAAAGCCTGGTGCATCTGCCAATAACTTGCCAGCTTGGGCGGTTCCAAGTGAATAAGTATGTGGCCGAATCAGGCCACTGGTACGATCAGGACGGAAACCCAGCATATACGATTGTTGGCGCCAACGGATCTGAGCGCAACACTACGCTCCGTGATGCTCGCAAATTAAACCTTGTCCCATCAGTTACGACTATACTTGGAATAGCTGCAAAGCCAGCGCTAGAAAACTGGAAGGTAGACCAGGCAATATTAGCAGCCACAACTCTTGAGCAGCATAACAGCGAGACACTTGATGAATTCAGGTCAAGAATAAAATGGCAATCAAAACAGGAGGGAAAGAAGGCCGCTGAGCGTGGCACTCAAATACACGCACAGATTGAAAAGGGCTTTAAAGGCAGAAGCAACAATGATGCGTACTGCGCAGTTCGTGATTACTTGGAGATAATGTTTCCCGGCGAGACTTGGGTTGCTGAGGAGTCGTTCACAAGCCCTTTAGGATTTGGTGGCAAGATGGACCTGAGAAGCAAGGCAGGAGTGTTTGTAGATTTTAAGACCAAAGACGGTCTTACAAAAGATTCTGACGGGTCTAAGTTGGTGTATGATGAGCATGGTATGCAGTTGTCTGCCTATGCTGCTGGTGCAAACTTTCTTAACCCGGAAAGAATGTCGGTGTTTATTGACCGAAAAGACCCAACTATAGTGTGTGGCTATGTTTGGCCAGAAGAATCACATAATCGACATCTTGAGATGTTTAAACAATTGCTTTCATATTGGAAGCTAGTAAAAAAATACAATCCTAATGAGGAAGAAAAATGAGCGTATCAGTAACAGGAAAATTAAACCGAGCAGCTAACCAATTTCAAGCTGGCGAAAGCACAGGTTATGGCGTTAGATTAGGCGTCAAGTTTTACAACCGAGAAACCAAGTCCCAAGAGTACACTAATTACGAGGCTGTAATATTTGCCAGACCAGGCAACCAGGCAGAGTTTTATGCTGGAGCGCTAACTGAAGGCGCTGTAATTGAGATAAGCGGTTCTGGCTGTCAGATTAAGACTTTTGAGGGAAAAAATGGACCGATAAACTCTATTGCAATACTTGACGCAAAGCTTGGGTATGTTGGAGTAAGTCAGCAGCCAGCAGCAGCTCCACAAGCCGCTCTTCCTACAATCGAAGAATTTGACGCCGACATTCCGTTTTAGCGTTAATTAACTACCGAGCGTCCTCGCGCTTAGTGACAGGGTTGGCCCACCTGTGGTAGAAACGGGCCGCTTATACCATATGTGATATACAAGTCATGATAATTCATGATTTCCACTCATGGGTGATATCAACTAAAATCGCGCTTTATTCAATTAAGGGGTGTAACGTGGTTTGGTATGGTATTACAGTGGTGCTGCTTGGGTTGGCGGCAATAGCAAAAGAAGACCTAAAAAGAGACTCCTAGCGGGGTCTTTTTTTTGCCCTAATTTTGGGTTGTGGTATAATCGGGGTATGAAGAAAAAAGATAGCAAGCTTACCAACGCAGGCGTCACGCAAGTCATTCAAGGCCCGTCACAGTAGCAACATAGAAAAAGGCAAGATGTCAGCGGCTTACTGGTCAAATAAAACCAAGTGGTAGTACACTTATATGTACACAAAAGTGCAATAAACGTACACTTATGCGTACATTAGTCGATTAATAAAACGTCTAGGAGAAGGTTATGCCCAAGGTCGGCAAAAAGCACTATCCGTACACCAAGGAAGGGCAAGCTGCCGCTAAAAAGGCTGCAAAGAAGTCAGGCAAAAAAGTAACCAAGAAAAAGAAATACTAATAACACCATGACACTGGCGTGGTATCTCTAATATCTAGATGCACAAACGACTTGTGAACACCGATGCCGCTAAACCCTAAGGCATATGCGTGACGCTGTATTTCATAGCGCTGAGAGCCGTTTAGAGCCCTTATATCCGCAGCTATACCCTTGGTATGACTTCCTCCGCCATTTGGCTTAGAACGCTCCAGGGAGTGATCTGGAGACCTGTAACCGCTGGTAACCACAAAAGGAAACCCGCAAACGTGACGCAGGTGGTCTAGCTTGTACAAAAACTCCATATCCATCTCATTCTCGCCAGTCTCCTGGCAGTCAAAGTCAGACAGCTTAAAATACTTTAAAGGCTTCTTGTCAGTCATCAAAAAGTCCCGCCCCACACTCGGAATTTGTCAAAGTCACCAGATAACATCTTTTTCCTGATAATCTCTTTTCGAGCATCGTTATCATCTAGGGCAACACCGGCCTCTTTCATCCATTCTGTCACCATAAACATAGGTATCCTTCCTACAAGCCTGTTTTCGCCTGTAACGCCAGCTCCTGCGTCTCTAATGACCTTGTTCTGCTCTAGTATCGGATTTACGTCATATTGTCGCTGAATTGTAAATTTGTCACTGTCGTTGTGATAGTGAACCTTTTCTTTAAACTTATCGTCCATTGTAATCTCCATAAAAAAGGAGGGCCGGAGCCCCCCTTAATGTTACCACTTACTACAAATTTAGCTAGTAGTTAAGTCAGCTACGATACCACTTGCAGCTTCGTTCTTAGACACAAGAGTCAGCTCAGTAAGGATCTGACGCATGGTAGAGTCGCCAGTCTTAGCCAGTGCAACGCTCTTAGTCGGACGCAGTACGCCAGCGCAGAACATGTCGTTCTGAAGGATGTAAACGTCACGCGAACGGTTCTCACGGCTAGGAACAAACTCTACAGTACCCCAAGGAGTAACGTAAACGTCCAAAGACTTAACAACTTTAGCATCGCCTGCCTGAACAGTAGAGCGCTGGTTGTTGTTGCCGTTAAAGCCAAGTGCCTTGTTCATCTGGAAAGGAGACAGGTAAACACGATCAGGATCGCCACCATTAGTCCAGATTTGCTCCATTACAGAATCAAACTTAGCCTGGTCAAATGCTCGCTGAGTACCGTCAGTACGCTTGTTAGTACCATCGCCAGCCGGAGCTGAGCCACCAGTGCCTTTAGATTCGTTGGATTTGATCCAAGAGCCAAGACCAGCTAGTTTACGAGCAACAGTAGCGGAGCCAGCAACGCGCTCTTGGTTCTCAAACAAAGCTTTCTCAATGTCCAGCTTCTGCTGGCGAGCTTCTTTAAGCATTTGGTAAGCCATTTCTTGCTTACGTCCTGCCTTCAATACGCCTTCTTCAGTATCAGCGATAACAACAGCGTTCTTGAAGATCTGAGTGTAGTTGCCCAGGCGAGTGGTAGCGGTAACTGCACCAGCAGTAGTATCGCCGCCTTCAATGTGGGCGTTTACAGCAGAGTTGCGCAACGAGTCGGTCTGCCATTCGTGCAGAGTGTTAGTTGCCTTTACTTTCTTACAAGCAGTGTAAAACGGGGTGTCATCAGGGGTCACTGAGTAGATAATATCGCTCAGGTCTTCGCGGATGCCCTTGGCATCATAAGTGTCAAAAGTGTTAGTAGGCTGTGCCATTTTAAAATTCCTTAATCAATTAATAAAGCTATGGCGTCCTCAACGGAGCCAGTGCGGGATAAAGTTTGCTTTGCCTTTTTGCGCTTAGCATTATTACTTCCGGTTTGCTTCGATCCAGACTTAACGGGGCGCTTTCTGCGCTTTGCCGGGTCAGCTTTCTCTTCAGCAGCCTTCTTGCCTTTCAATAGCTCCTGGTACTTAATGGCATCACTTAAAACCCGAATGGCTCTGTGATCCATAACCTGAGATATCTCATCGGCAGCGTATCCATAAACAGATTCACCAACGGTAACCAATTGCTCTCGCAATGCCTGAGCCTTTTCTTGGTCCGCAAATTCTGGCATAACCTTTTGTAGATTAGCCAATTCATGCTGCAAGTAAGCATTCTGTGCCGCCTGAGTCGCTTCAGTTTGTTGTTGATTAACAGCTTCCATCTGTTGCATTTGATTCTGATAAGAACCTAAAGCTTCGTCATATTTCAGTTTTGCATCCATATAACCGATTGGATCTGCTTCAAACAACTCTCTGCTGGGCTCAATTGGCGCAGTAGCTAACTGCCCGTTCTTTGCCTGTTCGTATACTTGTGCAATTTGCTGTCGCTCATGCAATAGGGCGCTATAGACCTGCTCAGCCATCTTCTTGGCTTCAGAGGCTTCCTGCATTCCCTTTTGGATGTACTTTTGCCCACTGTATCCTTGCTTCAATTCATCAAGGGTTACAACTGTATTCTTGCCATCAACTTTGACGGTGAATTTCTGTTGCTCTTGTTGGTCTTCGGCTTCTTCAGTGTCTTCGTCATCCTCATCGGACGGTCCTTCTTCCTCATCTGATTCTTCTGACTCTTCATCGTCATCTTCATCAGGTTGCTCGGTTTCAACATCCTCCGGCTCGTCCTCTTCCTCGTCTGGGGTAGCGGGTTCAATCTCAGACTCTACTTCTGTCTCATCTTGAAGCGCCTCCGACTCGGTGTTGGCCTCCTCTTCTGGTTGTATCATTGATGCAATGGCTCCCTCAATAGAGCCGTCTGTACTGCCTAAAGTTTCAGTCGTTTCCACGGTGCTGTTTCCTTCTGCTTTTTGTCGTAGATCGCTTCGTCTGTAAATACAGTGTTGAATTGATCTTCAATCAAATTAAGCGCCCTAATTATATCATGGGCGCCCTTAATAGTCTCTATTTGAGACTGGCTGTTCAGGAAGACAGAGGACTGCCTATCCCGAATAATTTGCAAGATTTCCTGAAAGGTTTCATCTCGACTTAAATTTCTGGCTCGTGCAGCCTTATCTTTTATATTCAAAATCTACCGCCGGTTACAGCTTGAACCGGAGTGCTGTCTGGGTATCTAGGTGCAGCTTGTTCAGCTTTAATTCTTGCAGTGTCTACTGCAGTGCCGTACTTACCTAGTATCTCAGCCGCATCAACCAGCAAATCTTGATCCATCTGATCACGCTCGCGGTCATCATTGGCAATAGCTTTCTGCGCGTCAATCTGCAGCTTAGCCATATCAGTGGTTGCTTTGGACTGGGCCTTAATCTGCTCAGCCTGGACATATGCTTCTGGCTGCGTAAGTTGCTTCTGACCTTGCTGTTGTTGCTGTTGCTGCTGTTGAATCTGCTGCTCCATCTGCATATCCATAGGCATAAAGTATCGTTCAGCGTTTGTAAGACCATTGATGGATAGCATATCGGCCAAAGTGTTTCTTATTTGCGTCATTCCGACCAAGCCGTTTCCTATACCATACGTTTGGAATACCTGCATTTGCACTTGCAGTGCCTGCTGTAAAGCGGCCATTTTTTCGCCATCTTGGCCAGTTCCAAGCCCGACATTGATTCTAACGTCCATAGCCTTGTCCCACGACCGGGGATCTATAGGCTCATACTGCCCACCCGTAACGCGCATAATTGTGGCTTCGTCACAGTTCTCAACAACAAGTTTAAGCATCAATCTGAACAACTGAGTCATTCCGCCTTCAGCAAGGTTTCTGGCCATGATCTCAATTTGATCATCTCCACCCTGCCTAGCAGCCATAATAGCTGTTGCTGTGCTTGCCTGGAGTACGTCCGGGTCTAGACCCATACTGGCCTTTGATATTCCGACCTTGTTTTGAATCTCTTGATCGTAATATTGAATAGCAGTTAAGGTTTGCCCGGCGACAAAAGGAACTGACTGTGGAGTAATCGCGCCAGCTTGCTTGGTACGGATGATCCCGCCAATCTCGTTATTTAGCAGGTCGTCAATGTTAACCTGACCATCAATAACTTCTGTACGAGGGTTGTTGGTCAGAGCGATGTTATCAAGTACGCCTCTAAGCAATGCTGTGGCGCTGTCCTGGTCGTTAAGTATCAAGTCTGCAACAGAGTTACCATAGAACGTGTGCGGCTCAGGATCGACCTCAAATACTGCAAATGGCAGGTGGCCCCAAAGCTCCATGTCTAACAGGTGGTAATTATCCCCACCCATAGTCAGCTTGTACATTTGGGGAATGCCAGTACCGTCAACGTCCATCTTCATATAGCACTCGGTAATCATAACCAGGCGCGTACTAGGGTCAGCGTCATCGTTGTCGTTGTAGTCGTCCATGTAACCTGTGCGCTCAAACTCTTCCATATCAGAGAAGGTAGACGATTGCGCAGAATCTCCAAGTTCTGCTACTTCATCAAAGTCAAAGCCCATCTCAACCAAGTCGCCAACGCGCATGTCTGTTCTGTGGCATACAGCGTAAGCGTCTTCCAGCGATTTAGCATTTGAATCAACAAAAAACTCTTCTGGCGGGACGCTTTCAAGCTTTAGGCTGCCCATCTCCTTGGTACGCATAATCTTTAAATCGTGCCGTGGAGACTCAACCTCAAGCCCCATCTGATCCAACTCAATCTCAATGCGCGTAGTATGCTCTATAACTTCAACACCCTCGTCATTTACAATAGCAGTAAATTCCATATCGTTGAGGTTATCAAAGCTGTAAGTCTCTGCTTCTTCTGAAGTATCCCAGTAAGACTTAATAACACCGTTCTTCTTCAGCAGGGCATCGTGTATGGCGTCATACAGCACTCTGTAGCCATTTAACTCGTTAAACTTGTAGTTGACGTACTTGGTAGCTTGCTCGGCAAATGGGACATCCTGGGGCTTCTCAGGGATATACTCGACAGCCCGGTCAGTTTGCAGGAACACTCTCATCAGGCTGGGCTTAATAGCTCGGATTGCATCACGCACTTTTGTAGATACAACGCTGGACCGACCTTCCTCCTGGCCAATGTCCACGTTACCCTCGTAATAGCGTTGCGACTTCAGTCGGCTAAAAGCAATCTCAGACTCTACAAAATCAACACAGTCCTCAATGGCGCTTCGAGCAATGTTCTGGATTTCGTCTTTCTCTAAAGGCTTTAGTTCCACGTTACAATCTCTCCTGTCCGAATTGAGCGCCTTGTTGCGCACCTGCTACCCCTGACCCTCGCGTAAACCCAGCAGCCAGAGTTTCCGCTCTTTTGATGAGCTTTGCAAGTACGGTTTTGTCAGTCAACGCTTGAGCTACTAATTCAGGGTTTTCAGAATATAAAATCCGCCCCACCTCTGCCATTTGCTGCTGACTTAATCCTTGAGCCGAAGGAATGCTTGCAGATACAAGCTTAATAATGGCCATCGGATCGCCCTGAGTTGCCCTAAGCATGTCTTCCGCAGAATTACCGCTACCGCGCAACTCCTGTTCTCTTATCAATCCCGCAGTCGGTGACCCGGAAGTAGGTTGGATAAACTTGTCCATTTCTGAAGCTTCAGCAGCTCGACCAACTCTAGCTAGAACATCAGGAGCCTGACCCTCTGGCAATAAAACTCGAAGTGCAGCTCCAACTTGAACGTCTTCTTTAGCCAAGTCTCGAAGAAGAACTCCAGATCGCCTTGCTCTATTTCTTAGCGCATCCATTGATCCCGCCCTAAATGCCGACAGAGCCTCTCCTTTTAAAGACGCCATAACAATTTCTAGCTCATCAACATTCATGGTTAAAGCTTTTTTGCGCCCTTCATCAAACGCCTTGTTCGCATCCATCATCTGGCTGTATTTTTGCCGTACCGCAGCCAAGTCAGGAGATTCTAAATTAATTGCTTGCCGCAAAGGAGCCTCAGTACCACTAAGCGCCTCTCCAACAGAACCTTCACCAGCTCGGAACCTGGCACTAGCCTCTTCTCCAATGTTCCTGCGAAGTATCTCAGCGTCCTCTAAATTAGGCTTTCTGACAAAAACAATAGCGCCATTCGGCTCTTCTTTAAACAGAGGCACTAAATTTCTAATCCTATAAAGCTCATCTAGCTTTGATTTTGCAGTAGGAACGCTTTGAATAATGTTAAGCATTTGAGCCTCTACCTCTGGACTCACAGATGGAGAAGATGCAAAAATCTCATCATATGCGCCGCCTTGCTCTTTTTTAAGCTCATCTTCCTGCAGTCTGCGAGCCCTCAAAACATTGGGGTCACCCACTTCTGGAGCTAACGCGCCTCGTAAAGATTCAGTTGCCTCCGACCCGGTTGATGCTCGCCTGGCGCTACTAGCAGCTAAAATTTCAGCCCTAGTTAAACCGCCTTCTTGCACCATTGACTTAATCGCAAGTCCAAGCGTCTTGTTGTCTGCCATGACTCGACCGGAAGCAACATCTGCAATAATCTCATCAACTGACTTGCCTGTACCTTCCGCAAGCCTGCGCAGCTCAGCTTGCACAGCAGTATCCGCCCCGCCCATATTTTTTCGGACAAAATTGATAAGTTTAGAGCCAAGCTTGCCAAACTGCCCAAGTGCAACTTCCGACCCGACACCAAGAGCAGTTCCTACGCCAGTTCCCACGACAACGTCCTTAGCTCCTGTCTCAAAATCATCTGCCTCAGAATATCCGGCAGAGCTTACTAAAGCTTCTCCTGCGCCTCTTGTAACTATGCTTCTAAGGTTTTGACCAGCGGCCACTCTAGATCCAGGAACAGGCGCTATAGCCATTACGATAGATGGCAAGAATGCTCCAGCTAATTCAGCAGACAACGCAGCCCCTGGATTTTGCTCAGCATAGTCAGATAGCTTGCGTCTTAGCTCATCTCTCACTTCAGTGTACTTACCGCCACCCATTGATTCAGGAACAACAGCGCGAACCGCAGCTTCAATCTCGTCTGCAAATCCAAAAGTTGCCCCTTGAGCAAAGGTTCTTCCAAACTGGCTTTCAGCCGGAACTTGCTCTTGAGCTGTAGGTGAAGCAATAACATCTTGAGATTGCCTAGCGGCTCGAATTGCATCCAAAGTTTGACTCATAACAAACCCTCATCTTTCATGATCCCTTCCCGAGTCTCTAAGTTAAAGCTTTCCCACTCATCTTTTGTAAGGCCAGGAAGCATTTTTTGGAGCTTGCTAAAAGATTTGTCAGCCGCATCGTGGCGCTTTCTAGTTGTAATCTTGTAGTCTGCGTATGCTTTTAATCCAGACCCGCCAAGGAGCATCTGTACTTCAGGCATCAATGCGTTGCGCAGCTTGGTCTGAGCCGCAATTTTGTTCTTAATACGCTTAATTAGATCAGCTCCTTTCAGGTTTTGATCAAATCCAGTAGACAGCGCCAACCTAAGCTCTGTAGCACTTAGTGCGCCAAACGTGGCAGAGTTGATAATATCAATACCCATTTTGTTGGCAATCTGACGTAGCTCAGTAGTCGCGGCATCGGTAGATGGCAAAAACTTTTCTATAAATCCAGTTTTCGCGCCTTCATCAACTAACTCACCAATACGCCTATAGTCTTGTATTTGTTTGTCAATGATATTGAATTGTTTAAATACCTCCAGGCCTTGCTTGTTTCCTTCTGACATATCAAATTGTGCCCTTGTCTGATCCAGAAGGGCAGCGTTCTTTTCTGCTTCAGTTGGGCCAAAGGCGCCAGGTATATCTGTTCGAGTAATATCTCCAGTGTTGGGATTTTGCTCAACAGTAAACATCTGCCCTGTATCTTGGTCAGTCTGTACACCGCCAACGGTTTTACGCATAAACCCGCCAGCTTTCGATGTAGCCAATCCTTTTAAGACTTCTGCAGCCATTGTGGGGTTTGACTCAACCAGGTCGGCTAAATCATCGCGCCCCTGCGCCCGAAGATACTCAACAGTTTTGTTAGCTTGCTTAGTGGCCGATCTTACAGCCATCATGTCACTAGCGCGTTGCTGCAGAGCCTGATTCGGATTTAATGTCATCGAGTCAAACGCAGCAGACAAACCAGCAAGAGTTGTAGGGTCTTTTAAAGAAGTCCCGAGACGAGACAAAAAGCCCGGAGGCTTTGGTGCTTCTGGCGCTCTTTGGGGCTGCTGGCTTGCAGGGATTAAAGGAGACATCTGTGGTTGCGACATTACATCCTGTCCTGCTCGCCCCATAGCGTTAGCGTTGCTGAGTATTCCCGGAACATCTTGAGAAGTTACAGGCATAGGGGAGGACCGTTGAAGCATCGCCTCATCAGCACGTTTTTGTCTTTCTCTTTCAATTAAGCTATCAAGTATTCCAGCCATCAAACAACCCTCACATTCTGCCCATTTGCTGGGCTCTTTTAATCAGTTCCATCAAGCCCATATTGTCAGCCGCGCCACCCAAAGCTTGTGTTCTATTGCCTTGCATGGGCGTGTAGCCCATAGGCTTTGCTTGAGGTAGAGGCGGAGCGTCAAATTGCATCATAGGCGTAGCTGCCATGCTTGATGCAAGCTTGCCCATATCTAGAGACATTCCACCAGCAGCCCCTTTTGAGGCTTCTATCATTGCTGGGTTAAGGTCAGGGGAGCTTCCGATATCTGCAATAGTAGCAGCGACATTATCAACACCTGCTCCGGGGGTTAGACCCATCAGGTCGCCACCAGGCGCTTGAGTGGTTTCAATAGTTGCTTTGATGTTATCAATTCCGCCTGGAGCAGCAGTCATACCCATCAGTGAAGACGGGTCATACATTTTTGCGCTTTCAGCCATCTTGCGCATCATTTCTTCTTTGTCGTATTCTGCACCAAACATCTTATAAACCTCTATACAATTCTTGATAGTTTACGGCCAAGTAGCCAGATAGCGTCTTTACAGTCAGAGAAGGATCAAATGCCTCTACTTCTTGAGCAATTGCACCCAAATTCATGTTGTTGCTTAGACCCTTATCTTTGGCGTCCTCAGTCCATTCCCAAGTATATAAGCCTAGGCCATTGGGAAGCTCGCCAACGCGCTCTATGTTCGTTTTAAGGCGCATGTCAGACATCGCTCCAGCTACTTGAGTTCCCATAGACAGGTAATCAAACAACCCTGGCTCTTTGGTAGTAGTTTGCGACTGGGGAATAGTAGAAGAACCTAGAGCTTGAGACACATAACCGATGGTGTCTGCTGGGGCGCCAGTGTAGCCAGCGAACTGCTGTTTAGCCGCGTCAATTAACTGCTGCTGCATTAGCTGCTCGATATTGCCCTGGTTCATAAGGTCTTGGTTGACTTCACGGCCCATGCCAAATCCTAAGTTGCCGATGTTAGCAAATTGGTTTGCTGCCTGAAGCCCTCTGTTGGCCTGCTGCTGCCCTGCACCTTGGTTGGCTAAGTCAGCTTGCATGCGTCCAGCAATGTCCTGCTGAGCCATGCTCTGAGCATTCTGAAAGCCTGCCTGACGCAATCCGCCAACTGTAGACCCAAGACGATCATAAAAGTTTCTGTTTGTCTCGGCTTCGGCAATGCCATGACGAGATCCGCCAAAAGCACCAGCCTGCCCCATTTTGGCGCCACTTAGCATCTGCTGCTGCTGACGCGCTCGCTCCATATCAGAGACAGTTTGTCCAACAACTTGGCTTTCATATGGGTTTGTGTAAGCGCTTAGATCTGTGCCGGCAAGCTGCCCTGCCTGGACCTGCATTGGCTGATACATCCCTGCCGCTGCAGTTCCTGCCATGCCGCCTTGAATGCCCTGCATAGCCATTTCGTTGATGTTTCCGCCTTGATTAGCTCCAGCCATCTTAGTATCTCCCAATTCTCATTGCGTAATCAGAAAGCCCAGGCATGCTGCTGCCCGGAACCTGCTTGCCAAACAAAGCGTCATATTTAGCCTGCTGTGCTGGGTCTCTTGCTGCAAGCTCTTGTTGCGCTTGCTCAAAGATAGGAAATGCAGAGTAACCCTGAACACCACCAAAATCTTGTGCCTGACCTAGAGACTGCATAGGAGCGCCGCCGCCACCTAATCCAAATGCTTCAGCCGCATCAATTTGATTCTGAAAGCCAGCCATCTGAGTTGGATTAAAAGCTGCTAAGTCTGGCCCCATATAGGGTTGATAGCCAATCTGCTGAGCTGCTTCAGCTCTTGCTAGGTTTCGTATCGTAGGCTCTTTTGCCCACTCAGGTATTTTTGCTTCGCTTGTTTGGCTTCCGCCTTTTCCACCACTCATCTTATAGCTCCTTAGCTAATGTGGTGAACGACTCAGTCCACCCTTCGTTTTTTAAGACTCTAGACCAACCTTTACGGCCAGCTATGGACATTCCGTCACATCCTTGAGCCTTTGCAAATTGTGCTGCTGAATCATTCATATCTACTATCTGATCCATCTCTCCTCCAGCCAAGAAAACATGGAATATCTTCTTTTTTGGAAAGACGATTATTTCTGTAACGGCGCAGCCTCTTTCGGCAGGCCAGAACTGATATCGCAATCGATGTATTCCCTCAACAATGTCGTCAAAATCGTGTGTGCCGCCTGAGTATTCAAGGGCAGATTCGATCCATTCACGGCATCGAGACAGCTCATCATCTATATTCATTCAAACACCTTTTATAATGCCTGATTATACCACTTATTGCCTTGATCTGGTGATACTAATGCGAACAGCTTCCGATGCAGGCGCAAAAGACGTAGCAGCAGCCGCATCTAGCCATAAAGCAGTGTCATCAGTAGCCCAGTATAAGTTTATGTAATCGCCAGCAGAGAGGTTTACCTGGTCTGTAATCGCCAGCAGCGAATAAGCGTTGTTATTGTGTAAAGTTAAACGCTCTGAGTGATCTACGGCAACACCGTTTACCGCAAGCCAATAGTACATAGTTTTGCTGGCGGCGCTGCTGCTTTTTATCTGAACATGTCCTGTAATTGAATACACGCCCGCTTCAGCAAAATCTATCTTAGTGCTATCGTTGACGTCTAGGCTTAACCCACCATTCGCAGAGGAAATGTTAAAAGGCATTTTGTAGCCAGTGTTTACAGCAGCAGCAGTTAAAGTTACAGAAGATGCAAACTCTCCATATCCGTCAGCCAGGACGATTTGACGCCACTGATCATCTTTAGAAACGACTGGATACCCGGTGCGGTCCCATAAAATAACACCATCCTCCTGAGCTGTATCGCCAGCAACATAAAAAGCCAGCTTAGACTTAGTCCGAACCAGAAAGTCGTTTAGCCTTTCAGACCAGCGCCTGTATTCAGTTCTACCTGCAGACGGTGGCCTTTCAGCTAAGCTCATCGGCTACCTCCGGCAACAGCATTTATGCGCATTACTCCAGCCTTCCAGTCAGTAAGCTCTACGCCGGTCATTCGCATTCTAATTTGACGACCTTGAAATCTTACACCGGTTGGATTTAGCATGGTGTAAGGACCGTAAGAGTATTCTGTGTCAGTAGGGTAGAACCTTGTCTTGAACATCAAAGAAACGTCCCCGAGATTACTCTCATCTGGAATTACTTCATTGACCTTCATGATTTGCTCTCCATTACCGATAGAAATAGGCCCGCTTTCAACAAACGGAAGACTTTGATCATGGTTGTAGTTAAACTCTTGGTTGTACACTTTGCCGTCTGGAGAAAACCAAATTGGGTTAGTAAACACACCAATGTCCACACAAGAGGTACGAGCCATTTGGCCAATGTTCCAGTGATTTTCTTTGTAGTCATAGATAACGTAGCGATCATTTTCGTTTGACGCCCCGCTTGGGTAGAACCACCACAGCTCGTTGTACTGGCTGTTGTCTACGCAGGTAACCTTAGACTGCTGAGATCTGTTAATGTCCTTAAATACATAATCATGTACGTCACAGGGCATTTCTACCACTGCAGATCCGTTATAGGCAAAGAACCCATTAAACCCCATCCAATAGGCGCCTTCATCTACTGCAACAGCGCAGTGTCGAGACAATGCTCCACACGCAGTACCAACACGCTCAAATCCATAAACGACAGGAGGTCCGCTGTAACTTGCAACGTGCGCGTCAGTGGTCGTAAGAATAAGCGTTCTGCCCCTGGTGTTAATCCCTAACTGTATCGACCCTGAGGTTTGTAACTCAATGTCGCCAGCTTGATTTAAGGCGGTCGGAGTCCAATCAGTATTATCTTCTCTGTCGCACCATGCTATCTTTCTGGGGTTATTACCGGCTGCCAGAGCGAACAAGAACCTGTCCTCTGTAACTACTATGGCCTTACAGTCGGTCGGAGCGTTAGCAAGAACGGCAGCTTTACTGGAGGGGTTTAGCGTCCACTGATAAATCTTGCCATCTTTACTAGCGCAAGCAACAAGGTATTCACCCCAGCTATCCAATGACCAAGAAGTAGCTTCGAGCCCTATAGCGTTACTAGGGCGTGGAGTACCAAACAATCCTAAGCCAAAGTAATAACCACCAAATCCGATATTAGCGTCAGCATTTTCTGTACCCGCAACATATCCAACTGGCGTAATATCTGTAGTGACCCCAGTGCCTGATATATGCCAAAGCTTCTCATATGTTCCTGCGGCTAAATTTGGATTTGCACTGTTATCCACCCACGCCAAAGACCCTCTTGCCGGGCTGTTGACAGTAATTCCAACTGGTGACGCCGGATTAGTAATGTTTTCTCTCTGCTCCCATCCGCCAATAGGCCGAACAGCATTATTTTCCCAGCGTATAAAGTTGGCGTCACGCCAACGGTTAGCTGACTCTAAATCTGTGCCATGCCTGTAAATGCCAGCAGGAATATCAAGACTGATTAATGGCATTCTTTACTTCCTCATATTCATTATCTTGCCAACTCCGCGAACTCCAAAGCTAGACGATATGGCGATAAACAGTAGGTACTGATACCACTCAGGCAGTTTTTCTAATGCCTCAAATGCAGTAGCCACTCTATCGATAACAGTAACATCATTAGCCGCTATGGCATAACCAACCATAAACACTGGGACTGATAGCACGATAGTCCAGAACTCATCCTTCCATGAATCCTTAGAGGCATCAGCCATCTTAGACTCCCAGT